CAGCTGCTGTGTTAGCACCTGTCAACAACGCTTCAATACCAGTCTGACCCAACAAGCCTTGTGCCTGTATGCCAGCTCTTTGACCTGCACCAGCTATGTCAGCTAGGTTAATAGCAGGAGTCATAGTAGCTATTGCTTCTCTCTGTGGCATGTAACCCATTTCAAACAAACCACTACCAATACGTGCGTTCTGTTCTTGTTCAATCAGTGATTGCTGCATAGCACCAAAGACATCGGTGCTACGTTGTTCTTCAATAGCCTTAGCCATTGCAAGCTGCTCTGGTGTACCGCCATAGGCTGCTGTACTGACACCACCTCTACCTTGATTAAACAATCTATTCTCTAACTCTAACCTTTCTCTCTCTTGTCCTGGAGATGTCAAAGCCTGTAGACGATTGAATATCTGTTGCTCTCGCGTACCGCTATCTTGGGTAGCTCTTTGCAACATGGTTGCTGCTGTACCAAACAACTCATCCTGATAGACCTGCTGCTCAGGGCTGAGTGTTAGGTTGTATCCACCTTGTGGGTCTGTAGTAGCTGTAGACAACCCTGTAGTAACAGTGAATGGTTTAAACTGTGCTCCAGTAGCTAACGTAGTTCCTAACGTGTTAGCTGCTGTAGAAGCATCTAAACCAGCTTTTTCTACGTTTCTAGCATAGTCCTCTGCTAGTGCTAAACCACCGCCTGCACTTAAAATATTACCAAAAGTACCACCTTCAGACAGCCCTTTTAAATAGTCCCAAATACTATCCATATCTTACCCCTTAATAAGTTCCACCAGTGATAGTGCCTATGGTGGCTGTACCGCTAACAGTTAGTGTCGGTATTGTCACTGTACCTGTGAAGGTAGGTGATGCCTTATCTGCTTTACTGTTAACGGCAGACTGCAAAGCATTAAACTCTGTGTCAATGTCAGTACCTACAACAACCTTCAAAGGATTGCCTGTTGTCAACAAATCTTTAGCAGCAAAGTTTGTAGCCTTAGTATAATCAGCCATTATATAGTCCTTCCTAATAACGCATAAATGTTCATTTCTTGTATGGAGAATGCAGATACATCAATAACAGCTTCAACACCAATAGACACAGCTACACCACTTCCTGTTGTGTTTATTGAAGGTTTGTTAATGATAATAGGGTATGTATACTCAGCATTTGTGTTAAACTCAGAGACGTTGTAGTTAGCTGGGTTAGCACTCGTGATAAAAGAAAATGCTTGTTTACTATACGCCAATGAGTAATCATAAGCCCAACTTAGAATACCGTTACTTGTATTACCACCAATGGTAATCAACGATACCTTCTTCAAGAACTTCAAGTTAGAAGGATTATCAAAGGTTAATGGATGACTAAAGTAACGCATTAGATAAGTATTAGTGTTATCTTTGTATCCTCTGTATCTACCTATACCATTAGCAGTACCTATATACATTATACCACTTAGTGTTCTTTCATAACATAGAGGCACTAAACCACTCCATGTTGTAGCTCTGTAACTACCATCCTGTAGAGGGCTTCTAGTATCAAAACAATATGTTATTGCAAAATCTCTGAATGTTACTAAATAAAAAGCATTCTCAGGATTATAGTGACATTTAATAGGTTGTGTGGTAGATAATATTAAGTCTTTAATGTCATCTCTAACATTCTTACTAATGTCACCAATAGGTACAGACTTCTCTTGAATAGTTCTACCAAGGCTTCTTACACCTGTAGCGTCTAAGAATAAGATGTCAGCACCAGTGTGTTGTACGCTGTCTCTAGCAACGCAGCCTATGCCGTTTATAACGTCTGCTATTGCCATTGTCGATGGGTCTTCAGCACCAGCATAGACCAAGATAGACTTCTTCCCAAAGATGATTAGAAAGCCATTGTGAGCTGTCATAGTGACAATCTCATCATAACCATCAGGCCATACTTCAGAGATGTCAATATTACCTGAGCTACCACCTGTCCAGATACTTCCGTTGAGTAGGTCTGACCAATACACTGTATGCTTATCAGCAGCAAAGTCAGCACACCATACTCTACCGTAGGCTGCAATAGCTGTATTAGCTTGTGGTGGTGTTCCTGCTGCTCCTGATACGCTACTCATCTTAGCCAGGACATCTGTAGAGCCAATGTACACTAGAGGTTCGTAGCCACGCTGGAAGAAGTACATCCTGTCGTTAAAGTTAACCATCTGCCAGTTGTTAGTAGTGATGGTGTAAGCAGCAGGAGTCTTATCAACTAACGTAGCAGTCCCTTTGAGTATCTTGTTATTAGCTGCTGTGAAGATTGCAGAGACACCGGCAGAGTCTTTGTACTCTTTTATAGACTCTACACCTATCGAAGTACCGAGATTACCGTTGGTAGTTGTTGTCTCTAATGTAAACCCTTGTCTAGCCCCTACTCTACCAAACTTATCAATAACACAGTTGTCAGCAATAGCAGCAAACACTGGAGATAAGTTAATAGGACTATCCTGCGTATTAATGCCAGCAAAGCCTGGAGCTGATATGTTAATACTCTGTAGTTGTTGAGCCATTACACAGTCTTCCAGATAAGTTCTTCAGGGTTCTTAGCAGCGTCTAAGGCTATAGCGTCTGACAAGAAAGTCTCTGCTACTCCAAACTGCTCCGCTGCACTCTGTCCACCTGTCTCACCTCGCTCACGCAGTGCCATAGCAAAGGCTAGTTGAATCACAGGTTGGTGAGGTATAGGTAGACTACTTGTCTCAATGGCGAGGTCTACAGGGTCTTTAATGACATTAAACACTAAGGCATAAGATGCATCAGGTACTGGGTATACTTTAACAATGGCATCACCACCACCGTCTTCACCGGCAAAGGTGTAGTAGGCTGGAGCGCCATATACGATGTCTTGTAGCTTTGTCTGTTGTTCAAACCATGTAGGGCTTTTGTATTCTAAGAAGATGTTATTAGTATCATTCAAAGCATTAACAACAACAGGATTAACACCACTGTTTGTCAGAGAATATGTAGCTACAGTGTTAGTTGTACTGTGACCACCGCCAAGCACTATCAACTATAGTCTTAGCATCATTAACAAAGTCACCAATAAGCTTTGAATAGGATGTCTGAGCTATTGTCTGTACTTCTGATTCACGCAATCTGCGTAGTACGTTATTAACAATATCTATATATATCATTGCATTTGACTCCTTCTGAAGCCACCAAAGAGTGTGTTAACTTCTGGAGCTAGTGTTGCTGATGATTTAAATAACTCTGGTGCAAAGATACTATTAACTATAGGAGCTGGGCCTCTTTCACCTTGTACACCTTGCACACCTTGTACACCCTGAGCACCTGGAGCGCCTGGAGCGCCTGCTGCACCCGCTGCGCCTGCTGCACCTGTCAAGCCCATCAATCCCATTAGCCCCATTAAACCTTGTTCGCCTTTGTCGCCTTTGTCGCCTTTAGCTCCAGCAGCGCCTGCTGCACCTGTAGCACCAGCTGCTCCGGCAGCGCCTGTAGCACCTGTGTCGCCTTTGTCGCCTTTAGCTCCAGCAGCGCCTGCTAAACCCATTAAACCTTGTTCGCCTCTATCTCCTTTCTCACCTTGTATACCTTGTATACCTTGAGCACCTGTTGCACCAGCAACACCTTGAGCACCGGCAGCACCTGTTGCACCTGTTGCACCAGCAACACCGGCAGCACCTGTAGCACCTGTAGCGCCTGTTGCACCTTGAAGTCCTCTTTCACCCTGAAGTCCTTGAAGACCTTGAGCGCCTGTTGCGCCAGCAACACCTGTAGCGCCTGTTGCACCAGCAACACCTTGAGCACCTGTAGCGCCTGTTGCTCCGGTAGCGCCAGCGGCTCCAGCGGCTCCAGCGGCACCTGTAGCTCCCGTAGCTCCCGTAGCTCCAGCAGTCCCAGCAGCTCCTGTGGCTCCGGTAGCTCCTGTTGCACCCGCAGTGCCAGCAGTGCCAGTAGTTCCAGCAGTGCCAGCAGTGCCAGCAGTGCCTGTTGCACCTGTAGCTCCAACTGCGCCTGTAGCACCGACTGCGCCTGTAGCACCTATTGCGCCTGTAGCACCTACAGTACCAGCAGTGCCTGTAGCTGTGGTGTTTGTAGCTGCTGTGTTGTTTGTTGTTGCTGTAGTATTAGTAGCTGCTGTGTTGTTTGTTGTTGCTGTGTTGTTTGTAGCTGTAGTCTTCTTATCAATCAAGAAGGGAACACCGACAGAGGCTGCTGCTGTT